GTGGTGTGTCCTTTACTTCTTCTTTTACTTGTTCCATTTTTTCTTCTGTTTTAACAACTTCATCAGCCATTACATTACTCCTTTTAAGTTATATCTCTTATATCCCAATCTTTGTCAACAGGCAACCAAGTATGCCGACAGCGATAACCACCTCTTACAATAAAAGGATCGCCACTAGATTTACCAGACCAACTGCCTGTCCATATTGCTCTTATTTGTTTTTCATTATAAGTTCTTCCAATATGTCGCCTACAAAAATCTCTGGTTGTTCCCATAATCGTGCCTGTATATTTAAAATGTTTTAACCCAGCTTCCTTTGCCTTATGAATTGTAAATTGACCATCAAATTGCATAATGGAATCGTGTGCTAATTGTCCTGCGTGGCTTGACATTGGTTTTCCAGCCCTATCTTCCAATCCTGTTACCTTTCCTTTTATATCCTTAACCATATCCCTAAAGGAACGACCAGCGATTGCGTTTTGATACACATTGCTTGATATGTCGGTTAAATATCTATTCGCTAAATCCTCAAAACCACTAAATGATTGGTATTTTAAGGCATTAATGGTTTCCAAATCTATTTTTGTTAGTGATTTAAACTTATCAGGAATATTCAAAGTTCCAAATTCATTTAAAAATTCATTAACTATTTTATCGTATTCCCTAATAATGGTATCAGCTTCGAATAAATAAGTTTCTTGAATATGTCGCTTAATATCTTTGCGTAATTCAATCGCTATTCGTGTTGATATTAATTCACCCTCTGTTGCACGTGAAATGGTGCTAATAATTTCCTCTTCAAGATTTTCTAAAGTTTTTTTTATTTGTGCTTCGTGATTATCAGCTAAACTTTCTAATAGTTCTTGTCTTGTCATTAGACATTATCCTATTCTTCTGCCAACTCTTGACCTTCGATGGCTGGTGTAGAAAATTGTCCTATTGTGGTTGTCGCACTATCTATTTCGCTATTAATGACAGAAATAACCTCATCCTCATCTACAACTGCCGATACAATCTGTTTATCTATTTCCTTTGTAAAGGTTTCAGATTTAATTCCACTTGCTTTCGCTTGTTGTAGGAATTGTAAATCACTCGCCCAATCCCTAATATCAAATGTATCTGGGTAATTAATTTCACCATCCCAAGTTTTATTCTGCCACAATGCGAACAAAGACCATATCTGTTCTTCCGCATTTTCCAGATAATCTGCCTTTTCACTTAATCGAGCATTGAGCAGTTGAAACTCTGTTTGTAAGGCAATGCCACTAGCAACTTTGCTTTCAGTTGCCCTTACGCTACCCATATGTGCAATCCTATCAATCGCCTCAATTTTATTATGAATACATTTCATTATGCCATCTAAATTCTGTCCACTAGGTTGAATAATATAGGGTTTTAAATTACTATCCATATCCTCTGGTATTTCAATGACACTACCAGCGCCAGCACTTGCCTCAACATTGGGAGTTTTAACTAAGCTAGGGTGATTGGATAATCGTATCAGTTGTTCCTTTTCTGAATAATCATTATAAATTGATTTTTGAAGTTCAGCGACATCAGATAAATCACTAATGCCTATTGGTCTTTTACTTGATCGTTGATTATATAAATTAACTGCTGGAATTTTCTTAATGGGATTGATTATTTCATCAATTAATTTTGCCTCTTTTTTGCCATAAGCGATATGATAATCCTTCACTTCATAAGTGCTTATGTCTTCTTCGGTGAATACTTTTATGATCGCCCTGTCCTTGTTGATGTCCTCAATAACGACTAATAAATCCAAATAAAATCTTCCACTAATTGCTCTGGAATAATGCCAATTAACAATATTCTCTGGTGTATAAATTGAAACATAAGGTCGTATGCCTTGTTGTAATTCATCTGCCCTTGTTTTTGTATTAACTTGTGGCTTATCCACGATTGCCCAACAATTGCCATAAATACTCGCATTTACTTGCATTTCACGCATAATATTATTAAATTCCCTACCATCTAAATCTGCATCCTTGATAAATTCCTCTAATTGAGGATCGCCTTTTAATGAGCCAAAATCCCTACTTGGTGGAACTCGCCATAAAAAGCTGGAATATATTTGAACGACATTTCGACAATGATTATCAACAGGGGTAAATCGTACTCGTTGATCGTATTCCTCTGGTGTTTCCAGAATATATTTGTGGAGGTAATATCCGTTTTTATAATCTCTGCCACCAAGATAAGATCTAATATAAAATTCCCAATTAACCAAATGAGCTTTATATAGTTCGTGCTTTGTGGTTAAAAAATCTCTATCGTATATTGCCATCAACTCCACCTACGAATTTTGTTAGGTTTAAATTCTCTACGCAAAGGGAAATTATATTCAATCATATAGCCAAGAGCATCATTGAAATGGTCATAACCAGAGTCCTTATCTGGTGTATGAGTTCCCTCTTTGTATATCTGTCTTTCTATACTCTTAATCATATTCTTACAAGAATTAACAATATACATAGAAACTTTACCTTTTGCATTTTTTAATTTAGCATTTACTGAATTAATTCTATCCCTAACAAATGGCGCTCTGTTTTTACAAAATACTTCCAACCCAGCATTTTTTAATATTGCCAAATCGGTCATACCACCAGCAGAAGTTTTTCTTTGCCTTGCGCTTGGATCAGGGTAAATTTTAACTTTCGTATTGTATCGTCTTTTTATTTCATCAACCATTTCGTTTGTATTAGAACTCCAAATTTGTATTTCATCTATTATAAATATATTATCATTTTCTATTATGCAAACAACAGCGCACATTGGATCAACATTAAAATCCAAACCTATATGAAGAACACTATAAGGTTTTTTATATTCATTAATTAAGTGTAGTTTCCTGTCAAAGTTATAGTAAATCATTCCAGCATAATTAACAAAACTTGCCAAATATTCTTGTTGGAATGTTCGTTCATCCAAATCTGATTCAGCTTGTTCTATTTCATCTTTAGGAACCTGACCCCCATCTAGAGTTGTATATTTAAAACTGTCCCAATCCTTATCTGATTGTCCTTTCACATACATATCATAAGCCCAATTACCAAATCCTCTTGGAGTGCCACAGAATAATGCGTGTCCTTGTGTATCGGATAATGTCGGTCTTAATACTTCATACCAAGCAGTCTTATCAATATCAGCAAATTCGTCCATTACTAAAAAATCCAAACCCACACCCCTTAATGATTGTTCATTATCTGCGCCTCGTAATGATATGGTTGAGTTGTTGCGCAATATAACAGTCAGATCACTGTTGTTTATTTCTGAAATCCAATTATGGACCCTTAATCTTTCCTTTAAATCAACCCAGCAAATACTTTTGGCTTGACGATAGGTGGGTGCCACATACCAAACTTTCTTATTAGGGAAACGAGCAAATCGTGCCAATTCATTTATGGCTACAAAAGTCTTTCCAAATCTTCGCCCAGATATTAATATTCTAAATCTTGCCTTATTTGTAATAACATCTGCTTGTGGCTGTGTTAATCCCATATTCCCCTAAATAAAAACGTCATAGGCGATGATAGGGCGATAAAACTAGACACAGGTGTGTGTTTATACCCCTACTGCCCCCCATTGTTTTCTTCCATTTCATATGTCCAAGGTAGTGGTTCTTTTTCTTCTGATGATTCAACCTTATCTTTCATACCGAGATAATTCTTTGAGAGCCATATCATCATAGTTGTATTGCCCCTTATGGCTTTATCAAACATTACTCTACGCAGACTAATTTTGCCCCTGTCCCAACCTCTTTTTATAGGGGGGTCAAAATTCCTTTTTAATGTGCTTACAGAACACCCAACGAAAGCCGCAATCTCCTCTCTGGTGCATTGCATAGTTGCTAATTTCTCTAAATCAGCATCAGTAAATCGCAGTTTCTTCTTTGGTCTGCCGACAGGTTTTTTTTTAGGTTTCTTTTTCATAATCAATTTTATACCACATCTTTATTTAAAAGCTGACGCAATCTTTTGCTTTTGATTGGCTGAACTACCTTGAGAGGTATATCATAAGTTTGTTTTTTTACCTTATCCCAATCAATGTCCTTTCTTCGTATTAAGGGAATGTCGTGAAACTCTTTCCAATTTTTCCTTATTTTAAAGTGTGGTCTCCCAAACTTATTCGTTAATGTGACTACTTTAGGCCATCTTTTCATTAAAACTTTAGTTCCCTTTAATCGTGAATCTTCATCTTGGTATGCATCGGAATTTCCTCCTTTCATTGTCATAGTTCTTTGCTTATCTATTGTAAAAGCACGAGTTTGAATCGTGCAGTATTTATGGGATAGGGTTTGTAAACATAAATCAACATCTTCATTCCATCTACCCCTCCAGCGAAATGGCAAACTATTTAAAATCAACATACAGGAATATACGTGGCAATTAGTAATAAATGGTTTTAATTTTGGCTTTTGGCGAGTAACTGTGAACATTGAATAATTAGGGCCAGAAATTCCTACATTTTCATACCGATCTGTAAAGTCCTCAATAATCCTCAAAGCTATTCCAGAATTAATAACTATGCGAAAACCTTTATTTGTTCTTCTCATACACCTTATATTATCATCAATTTGCCAATGCCTTTTATGTCCTTTACTTAATGAATATTCCCATATCCAATTTCTAGCAGCTACAACCCCCTCACTTGAATTGCTGAATGGCAATACTAAAATGTTTTCCTCTCCATAATTATTGGCATATGAATCAAAGTCCTGTGGCTCTACGACTAGTTTAAAAGGTACTTTGTCCTCAATTAAAAAATTTGCTGTTAAATTATTAGGGCGATTTTTTGAAGGTATAAATATAGGATAGTTAATTTCCATTGATACATCTTTTACATACAGGATTTTCTCGCCACCTATTTTCTTTATGCATTAATTTTAAGTTTTTCATTTTATCAGAGTTCCACGC